TTATGGCAACAGGCTTAGCTGATCTCTTCCATAATGTGTGGCAGGAAATGCATCGGTAGGGATGAAATTATCTGGTAGTTTTTCACGCGGGCCGCGCTTCGTTACCAACTTTTCCACACTGTTCAGTGTGGTAAATGTGATGCTGCATTCAAAATTCTGGCACTGATGGTACTGACGGATCGTCATCTCACTGAGACGGCGACTGGTGCGTGTGCGAGCGACAGCACCACAAATGGGGCAAACAAACATGATGGCCTCCCATGGCGGGAGTTGAACTCGCTGTTATTATGGCTTCGTTTATTCAGTCTCTGCAATCCATTCCGGTATTTTGGCTTCCAGCTCCAGGCGGGTTTTAAATCCGCTGTCATCAATTGAATGTGCAGCACGGGCGATAATCCAGTCCTGAGAATCAATATCGGATTTAAACCCCGCCACAGTTCCATGCATTTCCGGGTAGAGATCGGCTCGCCCACGGGCCAGTGTTAACGTAAATTCCGCAGCACCCCGTTTGAGCTGTTGCCATTTGGCAGCAGCAGCGCGCTTTGCCGCTGTTTCACTGATGTATGTTTTGCGTAATACATAGACATTACCGTCTTCACCCTCCAGATAATCCCCGTCTCTGGCGCTGCTGCGAGGTGGTTTTTTCTTTTTCGGCTTGCGGCTTTTGACCGTTACTTTTTTCTTCTTACCGAATTCCAGATCCAGCCAGTATGCCCTTACGCCGGTATAGGCATCACGATCGGCAATACGGAATGAATGGCGATCGCCACTTGAACGGGTGATAGAGAATTCCGGCAGCGGTTTACCACTGGCGCTGACGCCTCCGCCGGGAAGAATAAACAACAGACTGCCATTTTTGATTGTGGCGATGGCTCCCAGCATTTCCGCCATTCTCGTCAGGAAAGACATATCACTTTCCTGCGTCTGGTCGGCGTGATCGATCTCAATGTTGATGAGCTGCTCAGAAATAACCGGCGTCAGTTTATACCGGTGCGCGATGACGGAAATGACGCGCTCAACCTTAACATCATGCCAGGACACTTCGCGCTTTGTGTTGAATTCATCCCTGAAATCAGCGCTACGTGCCGTCAGCTCCAGGCGATCAGGCGGCCCGGAGTGCGCCACTTCATCCAGGGTATAAATCCCTTTATAGACCAGCGGCTCACCACGCCAGCCGATGGACACTGACAGTTCCGCCCCGCGCGGCGGCAGCTGCAACTGGCCGTCACTGTCAGCAATAGTGATCGTCAGTTCGTCGGCTTCAAATCCCCGGTTGTCGGTCAGTTCCAGTGAAATAAGCCGGTCATCCAGTATGGTCAGTGCCTTGCCTCCAAGCATGATACGGAAAGCCGGAACCGGTGACAGCTCATCCTGAAAATCCTGAAATGTCTGTGCGCTCTTATCCAGTTGTGCTTTGGTTTTGCTGATTGCGTCTGCTGACAGTGCCATGTGAACTCCTCCGGCGCTGATAGTTTCATGCGCGCGCGAAGCAGAAAACTGTCGTTTGTTGTCGCAAACATCCGACATCCGGCAGTGCGTGTCGGGCGTGTTTATTTTGTGGAATATAGCCCCGAACTCACAACATGATGGCGGTACAGCATGACCGACAACTTTTTCCACGGGGCGCGTGTTAAGGAGGAAACCGACCTCCAGACAGCGATCAATGACATTGATTCCACTGTCATTGGGCTTGTCGCTGTTGCGGATGACGCCGACCCCGAAACCTTTCCGCTCAACACGCCAGTGCTGCTGACGCGTGTTATCACGGCTCTGGGGAGTGCAGGCAAAACAGGCTCCCTCTACAAATCCCTGAAAGCCATTTCCGACCAGGTGAGCACCCGCGTGATTGTGGTACGCGTTGCGGAGGCGAAGGCAGGGGAGAACGAGCCAACGCAATCCCAGCTCATCATCGGTGGCACGCAGGCGGACGGCAGTTATACCGGGATGTTTGCCCTCCTGACCGCCGAACAGAAAACCGGTTATCGCCCGCGCATTCTCGGTGTTCCGGACTATGACACTCAGGAAGTCACGGCGCAGCTGCGCGTGATCGCGAAGCAGCTACGTGCATTCTCTTACAGCTATTGCGATGGCTGCGAGACTATCGCCGAAGCGAAAACCTACCGCGAACAGTTCGCTGAGCGCGAGGGCATGCTTATCTGGCCCAACTTCATCGCCTACAACTCACAGACCGGCGTGAATGAAGAGTTTCCCGCCGTCGCCTACGCGTTAGGGCTTCGCGCGCTGATCGACAATGAACAGGGCTGGCACAAGTCGCTATCCAACGTTGCAGTCAGGAATGTGCTCGGGATTGCCAAAGATGTTTTCTGGGCGCTTCAGGCGGAAGACTCGGACGCTAACGAGCTGAACGCCAATGAGATCACCACGCTTATCAAACGTGACGGCTTCCGTTTCTGGGGCAACCGCACCACGGATACGGATGAATACATTTTTGAGGTCTATACCCGCACAGCCCAGATTCTGGCGGACAGCATCGCTGAAGCGCAATTCACGACTGTTGACACGCCACTGACGCCAGCAAACGTCAAAGACGTGGTGAGTGGGATTAACAGCAAGCTTCAGGCGCTGGTCACTGAGGGCAAACTGACTGGTGCATCCTGCTGGTTCGATATCGTTGATAACCCGACGACCGGCATCCGGCAGGGTAAAGCTGTGGTGCGCTACAACTACAGCCCGGTGCCACCGCTGGAAGATCTGACGATGATTCAGACGTTCACCGATCAGTATTACGAAGCGGCATTTTCATCCCTCGGAGGTGCGTAAATGGCGATCCCTAAAAAAATTCGCTTGTTCACGCTGTTCGTCAATGGCGTGAACTACATCGGGAAAATCCCCAGCGTGACGTTACCGAAGCTTACCCGCAAAACTGAGGATTTTCAGGGCGCCGGGATGCTCGGGGCGGTTGCTGTGGATCTGGGTATTGATTCTGGCGCGCTGGATGCCTCAATGGTTGTTGGCGGCGTGGTTGAAGAGTTGCTCCTGAAATACGGTGGCGACATTGACGAACTGCGCCTGCGTTTTGCTGGTGAGATTTACAGCGGCGGAACCAGTTCCCTGATGGAAGTGGAAATGCGCGGGCGTATTACTGAGATTGATCCCGGTGATGCAAAGCAGGGTGATGACACTAACCACACCTACGCCATCAAAAACACCTATTATAGGCTGTCAGTTGATGATAAGCCGCTGCTGGAAATTGACCTGCTGAACTTTATCTACAAGCGCAACGGGGAAAATCTCTACCCGGATCGTATTTCTTCCGCGCTTGGCCTGAATAGCTGACTGCTTTCACTTAACCCTTTAACGGTGGCACAGGTTGCCACCCAGGAGATTGACCCATGGCTGTAATACTGACGAAACCCATCAAACGCGGTAACGATGAAATCACCGTTGTGACCATCACCGAGACGATTAAACAGGCTGGTTCACTTCGTGGCCTGCGCCTCGTTGACGTGCTCAATTTCGATTTTGAATCCACCTCAACACTGCTTTCCCGCGTTACCTCGCCAGCGCTGACCACGGCGGATATTGCCGCAATGGATACGCAGGATTACGTGGCACTTGCCGAAGAAATTACGCCTTTTTTGACGAAAGCGGCGCCATCCGTACCGAACGCGGCGGCGACGGCGAACGAATAAGGGAAGCTCTGTTTAGCAGCGTTGAGGATCTGATTGCCGATATCGCTGTCATTTTCCACTGGCCGCCCTCTGTCATGTATGACATGGAACCGCGCGAACTGATGGCATGGCGGCAGCAAGCCGCCATCCGTAGCGGCAACCATGAGGATGAAGCCGATGGATCTTAATATCCGCGTCGCGTTCAGTGCGATCGATAAACTCACCCGCCCGACCAGTGCCGCCAGCAAAGCTGTTGGCGGCCTTGCCGAATCACTTAAAAAAACACAGGACGCAGTTAAACAGCTCGACAAACAAACGTCAGCGTTTGACAAGCTGCGTGCCCAGGCCAACGATACCGCGCAAAAACTCAGCCGCACGCAACGGGCTTTCGATGGCCTCAACCAGAAACAGCGGGAAGGGGGCCAGCTTACTGAGGCCCAGGCGGCACACCTTGAAACACTGCGCGGAAAAATTTCCCGGCTTAACCAGACCTATAGCCAGCAAACCACCCGGCTACGTGAAGCAACACAGGCTATCCGTCAGCACGGCGTTAACCTGACCGCCGGAAGTGGCGCGGTGCAAAGCGCCCTGCGCAGAACTGAGCAATACACGCAGGCGCTGGAGCGGGAACGCCAGCAACTGGCCGCGATTACAAAGGCTCAGGCTCAATATTCACGGGCAAAAGAAACCGGCGACAAATTACGGGGCGCAGGGACGGGCATGGCCCTCGGTGCTGCCGCTGCGGGCTATGGCGCGGGGCGCTTTTTATCAACGCCTATCGGGTTTGATACTGATATGTCACGCGTGATGGCGCTGACACGGATGGATAAAACCGATCCCCGGTTTAAGGGGTTGCGCGATCAGGCCAAACAGCTTGGCGCAGACACCGCATTTTCCAGCAGTGACGCCGCACAGGGCCAGGCCTTTCTCGCCATGGCCGGATTTACGCCGGAGGCAATCAAGGCGGCGCTCCCTGGTGTGCTGGATACCGCTATCGCTGGCGGTGCGCTCAGTGGTGATATTTCTCTGGGTGAAACTGCTGATATCGGTGCCAGCATTTTGAAGCAGTTCAGTCTGAAATCTACAGACATGGGAAGAGTAGGGGATGTTCTTGCGGGAACGTTCACCCGAACAAGTACCAGCCTTCGTGATCTCGGCGAAACAATGAAGTATACCGGCACGGTTTCTTCCGGACTTGGCATTGACCTTGAGCGGGCCGCAGCTATGGCGGGTGTACTTGCGAACGTCGGCATTAAGGGCAGTGATGCTGGTACAGCCATGCGCGCATCTTTGCTTCGCCTCGCGGCACCTACTGGAGCTACAGCTAAGGCACTAAAAGAACTTGGTGTATCTGTTGCAGACAGTACTGGGAAGATGAGGCCAATTGAAACTCTTCTCAGTGATTTGTATAAGGCGACCAAAAAATACGGTGATACAGATCAGATAAGTTTTTTCAAAGATATAGCTGGTGAGGAGGCGGTTACTGGGTTGCAAAAACTGGTTGCAGCCGCAGGTAGTGGCGAACTTCAGAAACTCATCGCTGAGCTGAAAAAAGCACAGGGTGAATCGGCTGGCGTTGCTAAAAAAATGTCGGATAACCTTGGTGGCGATTTGTCCAACCTCAGCAGCGCATGGGAGGGGCTACAGACCGAAATATCCGATACGGTGAATGGCCCGTTGCGCAGTCTGATTCAGTGGCTGGATGAGACAATCACGCGTGTGGCCGGGCTGGTCAAGGCAAACCCCGAGCTGGCAAAGACGCTGTTAATCGTTGGGGCTGGCGCGCTGGCATTAACGGCGGCGCTGGGTACGGTATCGATTGTCACAGGCATACTGATTGGCCCGCTGGCAAAGTTGCGGCTGGGTTTTACCCTCCTGACCGGAGGGAAGGGGATATCAGGCACCGTTGCCGCGCTTCGCTCGCTGGGAACCGTTGGTGGCCCGGTGCTTGGCAGAATGAGCGGCTGGGGCGCGCTACTCGGTTCATTTTCTAAAAATATCGGTGGCGTAACCGGTCTTTTACCGGCGTTGCGCGGCGGGCTGCTCACCGCATTCCTTTCGCCTGGCGCGGCAGTTGGCTCACTGGTGAAAGGTATCGGCGGTCTGGCATTACGCCTGACCGGGCTGCCTGCCATCTGGGGGCTGATCACCACGGCGGTATCGGCCCTCGGCGGTGTGCTTTCATTTTTGCTCAGTCCGATAGGGTTGATTGGTGCGGCATTTGTGGCCGCAGGGTTGTTGATCTGGCGGTTCTGGGAGCCGATTAAAGCTTATTTTCTTGGCTTTTTTAGCGGCGTCTGGCAGGCGCTTACGCCGCTACGTGATGCTTTTTCCGCTCTGTCACCAGTCTTTACCCTGATTGCAGGCGGCATTCAGACCGTGTGGGGATGGTTTCAAAAACTGCTGTCGCCGATGCAGACCAGTAAGGAAACCCTGGAGCAGTGCACCAGTGCCGGTGAGACTTTTGGTAAGGTTTTTGGTTTCGCGTTGCAGGCGCTCCTGACACCGCTGACCCTTTTGATGGAGGGGGTGGGGTGGGTTCTGCAAAAGCTGGGGCTGATCCCGGCAGGGCTTGATGAAGCGAAGCGAAAGGCGGAGAGCCTGACACCCAAAGCGCCGGTTATGTACGAGTGGGATCCCCGGCAGAAAAAGATGGTTCCCAAAAGCTGGAACTGGTCTCCCGATGCCCCGGCGAAAACGCCTCCTCCGGTTACCACTCCGCCTGTCATCCCCGAATCCGGAACGGCGCGGCGTCTCAAGGAAATATCAGATAACACCAAAACCACGGCGGATAACACGAAGAAGATCGGCCCTGGCGATATCGTTTTCAAAAATTTGCCACAGGCGCTGGCATTACGCGGTGCATACCAGGAGGCGCGGGTAATCCCTCAGCCTGTGCCGGGTGTTGCTGCATCGGCGGCTGGCGGAGTCCTGTCCGTTCCGGCGGCCACGCAAGGGGCAGTTGCAGCGCCGGTTGCTGCACCTTCCGCTGCGCCGGTGTTTCAGATCAATTTCAACGACGTTGGGAGTAAGTCAGTGCCGGAGCTTGAAAAAATGGTACGCGATGCCGTTCGTGATGCACTTGCCACCACCAACAGAGCTAACCGTGGTTCGTTCCGCGACCGCGATTAAGGAGCGTTTTTATGATGATGGTCTTTGGGATGTTCGTTTTTATGCTGCGCACCACGCCCTATCAGCAGTTGCGCCACTCGCAGGAGTGGCGGCACGTTAAAAACGAAAGAGTTAATCAGTCTGCCAGCTGGCAATACATCGGCGTGGGCGACGATACCGTGACGCTGGAGGGCGTGCTTTACCCGGAAATAACCGGCGGTAACCTGTCCCTTTCAGCACTTGAAACGATTGGCTTTGCCGGTCGGCCCTGGCCGCTGATTGAGGGGGAGGGGCGGATTTACGGGATGTATGTGCTGACGCGCCTGGAGCGCGGTAAATCGGAGTTTGACCAGTACGGTAATCCCAGAAAAATTGAATTCACGCTCAGTCTTAGCCGTGTCGATACCGATTTCAGGGAGAAATTGCAGAGCGCATCTGTCAGTGATGCGCTGGCCGAGTTAAAAACCAGCGCAAATAACGCGATAAATCAGATCAGCAATTCATTCAAGAGTCTGTTTTAGATAATCGTTCTGCATCGGGAGAAGGCTCAGATGACGATTGCTTTTCAATTTTATTGATATTTTTTCTGCCCGTTAATAGTTTTCCAAACGTAATCCCTCGTCTCTCAACAAAATAATAAGAGATGACACTGAAAACTATCGCAAAACTAAGTGCTGATGCTGCCGGGACAAAATAACCGTATCCATTCAGAAAAATTTTATTGAAAAGGAAAAGGAAAACACCATGAGAAAGATAGAGAGAGTAACTGATGCCCCCTAACCATTTGATCGACGCTATATTTAGCAAACCGAACACGGAGCAACCTTGAGTGATGGAGAGGAAAAGCATGAAAATCCCAAGCAATGATGGGAAGGAGTATACATTAAATTGCAAATACAGTGATACTAAACATATGATTATGCCAATCAACGCAAAAATGTTACTTTTTAGAAGATTCCGAAAGCCGTCACTTCCACAGTTCATTGTTATCGCTGCAAAACCACCTGCAATAAAGCTAAGGAATATCCCCCCATTATTCCCATCAAAGAATTTTAGATATATTAAGCCGCATACCATTAAAAATAAAAAAGATAATGAAAAGAGCGCAACTCTCCGACAGCAAAACTGACATATTAAGGGGTATAAAAAATAGAATTTCCATTCTACGTTGAGTGTCCAGAGTACACCTGCAATTATCAAATATTTGTCAATATGAGAAGATATTGTCATTGGGGTACTCAGGCCAAACGTAAGCCACGATACAATAGAAAGAATGTATTCTTGCGGAGTATTGTAATGATAATATCCGGTTAGAAATGACACAAGCAGAATAAATAATGCAATAAAAGTATATGCTGGTACTATTCGGAAAAAACGGCCAATGTAAAAATTTTTAAAATCAATGACACCATTCGCCCTGATTGCTTTATCACAAAAAAGGAATCCGGTAATCATAAAAAACAGTATTACTCCCCCTCCACCAAAAGAAAATATTACATTTGCTACAGAGTCAGATATAGGCGCAATTTTGCTGTTAACCGGCTGCCACGAACCGTGATTAGTAAGGTTATAAGAAAAAAAAGTATGGCTAATCGCGACTAAAGAGGCGGCAACGCCCCTTAAAGGTTCTATTTTATTATATAGACCAGAATCCCCTTCAAAAGAAGATGTTATATTTTTAGGGGCTAAGGCTTTAACGAGATACATAATTAATACAGGAACAAACAAAATTCCAATCAAACTATATGTACTAATTTCCATTTGCTCACTAACCATAGATTATGATGGCGTAAGGATATAATAAATACAATGGAATTGCATCAGTTAGCTGTATGGCTCAATCATCAGATATGATGAACTAACCGTTGTCACGATAAAAATCAATACAAAATAAAGTTTCTTCCTGGCTAGCCTCAATGACATCCGTATCTCCAATGGATGTGAGCATGCTGACACCTGTCCCTCGACTAGCCAGTGTTTATTTTAAGCACCTTCTTTGTAGTAGCTCCCTGAAACAAATAAAAATGATGTTCCGACTCAACCAACTGAAAAATAAAGTTTATTTTCTGGGTAAGTCAAATCTTCACGCTGTACACTTGATCTACTCCACCGGAGTAGTTGGCCAGACAAATGCCTCATAACTGGCCTTTTCTGTTATTGAACTAAAGTCCAACGATTGAAGTATATTGATATAACTTATCCAGGCTATCAGTGATGCTTTGTTGTCATCACTGATTATTCCCAGCTGCAACTCAGTCTGCCATATTGATATAGTGTTCTTCGCTGAGGAAATGAGATTAGCCTGCTTTGCTTTCGCTTCTACAAGAAGCTCACCTGTTGTTGGTGCTGGCGTCTCTACCCAGACGGGAACGCCAGATGAATTCGATCCAAGTCGTTTCCCATCAGGTGGAGTGGAAAGAAAATCACCCCAAATTTCATCTGTTATTTCGACCAAATCATCAGGCCAAGAACCTGCTGCCACATATGCACTTTTTAACGAGGCATCATAGAAACCAAGTTTAGAAGGTGAGAAATATTTAGACATTTTAATAACCTATCGATTCCCAATACACGGTAATATTGCCAGCAGTTGGCGCGCCGCTGGTGTTCGACGAAAGTGACATTCCTCTCAGAGTCGCCCCTGTCGTAGATAATGCTGTCGGTCTGCACGTTTCACATGTTCCGCCAATTACATCCGTCAGAACAGACGCCTGAAGGCTCAGGGGAGCTGTAGGGAAAGTGGTTGGAAAAACGACAGGTGCATTGCCTTCTACAGCATTTTGCTGAACCGTAAGCGATATAGTCGCAGTTCCCCATTGCTTAATTAAATTGCTCTTCACACCATTAATTATCATTGGTGTCGAAATATACCCGCTCGTTCCCATTGTGCCCGAACAAACCCCAGCCATAGCAATTTCCCCTAAACCAAGGTATTCGAGAAGAGCCGCTACAGATTTCCCGGATAACGCCGTGAGGGTGTTATCAAGTGGTTGCTTCCCCGCCAGCGCATTAGTCATGGTGGTGGCAAAGTTTGGATCGTTACCAAGAGCGGCGGCCAGCTCATTGAGGGTGTCAAGTGTTGCCGGAGATGAAGCTACCAGTGCGGCAATTGCAGCTTTAACAAATGCCGTGGTGGCAAGCTGCGTGTTGTTGACTGATTGCGCTGCTGTGGGCGCTGTCGGAACACCTGTCATTGCCGGGCTTGCCAGTGGCGCGTAATCGGCAACAACTGATTTGACATGCGCTGTGGTTGCCAGCTTTGTGCTGTTATCCGCTTTGACTGGCGTTGGTGCTGCCGGGGTTCCGGTAAAGGTCGGGCTGGCAATCGGCGCATACTGCGTGTGCGGGTTGCTGGCCGCAATATGCTGGCTCAGCAAATCATCTGCATAGGCCTTTACCTCGATCACTTTATTATCGACGTATTGTCGCGTAGCCAGCACCACGGCAGGATCAATCTTCAGCGTGACTGCTGCTGTGGATGATACGATCAGTACCATGCGAATGGTTTGCGTACGTCCGCTACCTTCCTGCAACAGCGGTTTATAGGTTTCCGGGCAGTTTGCTACGGCAACCAGCACGCCGCTGTCATCATAAAGGCCGATTTCACGGATCCAGTATCCGCCCTCGTTTTCCGGTATCACCTGCTCAGCGATAATCTGACTGCTGTTGTTGGGGTCAATCGACAGCATATTCAGTGCCGCGATGCGTTTCTGGTTAATCAGCGCAGTCTGCGCCGGGTCAGGGGTGGGTAGTACCCCATTGGCATCGCCAACCGCCATCTGCGTGATGTTGAGTGTCGTACCAAGTGCCGCCGCATTCGCCAGCCGCGCGGCGCCCTGATTGGTCAGAATGGCAAAATATTTTGCTGTCATGCGTTAACTCTCGTGTTCTCTATCAAATGTATGGCCGAAGCCGGGTAGTAATCACCGCCAACGGCGATCTCTTCCGGCAGGTAGGGGTAAACCGTCACCGCTGCGCCATCAAACGTGGCGGCGCCAACGTATAATTCACCGGCGCTCTGAAGCTGGATCGACAGCCCGATCAGATGCCTGCTCAGCGGCTTCGCATCCTGAATCAGCCGCTCAAGCTCCTGATACGTTTCCTCAGTGATGCCCTGTTCCTGCACGCCGATATCCAGCCGGAAAGTGCCCGGCTCTTCGCCGGTCTGCCACCATTCAGTTACCCGAATCAGAAAGCCGAACGGCTCCACAACGCGGCGCAGCGCGTGGATGGTTCCTTTCTGGCGATGAACCATAAAGGCGGCTCTGATGACGGCGCGCTTTGTCTGTTCAGACCAGTTTTTATCCCAGCGATCGACCGACAACGCCCAGGCGAGATAGGGCAGGAATAGCACGGGGCACTCATCCGGATCCCACAGCTTGTGAAGCTCGACGGGGATAGCGTTAATCCTTGCCGTGGCGGTTTCGGTGCGGCGCAAAAACTGACTGGCGGTGGGGGGCAGCAGGCTGTTACTCATTGGTGCCTCCCTGGCTGACAGTGACGTTAACGCACACCGCTGATTGCGTATCATCGATCACGATATCTGCGGCAGGGGTCGTCAGCTCAACGCGCTGTACACCCTGAACATGTAACGCCGCCATCACCGCGCTGCGGGCAACATCCCGCCCGATTTTCCCCTGGGCTGCCAGCCATGCCGTCAGTGAGTCCTGCGCAGCTGTCAGAATGGGTTCGGATTCCGGCCCCGGATAGAGATAAAGCGTGGCCTCAATCTCATAGGTGACGATCTCCGCACTTTGCACCGTAAGACGATCACCCACCGGGCGCCGGTCTTCTGCGGACAGTGCCGCATTCACGACAGCCAGCAACTCCGGTGAAGCCGTGCCATCACCTTCGGTTGATAACACCGACACCACAACCACGGCAGGAGAGGGGCTGACTGCTTTTGCGTCTGCCACTTTGCCGCTGGCGCTTCGGGCGTAGTACTCGTAAGCGCCGGTTGGCCCGGCCACGCTCAGACCTTCAAACGCGGTTTGCGCGCGCAGGCGCAGGGCCGTATCGCTCTCCATCACGGCATCGCTCGTGTCTGTCTCGGGTGTGATTTCAAGCCTGGCGGTGTTGAGGTTGGCGGCCAGATTATCCAGATCGGTGGACGCGGCGTGACTCAGCATGCAGGCAGCAGCACCTTCGTTTATCTGCTGGCGTAACATCATCTCCCGGTATGCCACGACCTGCGCAATGACATTCAGTGGCTCAGATTCGAATCCCAGCGCAGCGGTTATTGCAGACTGCTGATCTGCCGGGAACGCGGCGATAATGACGGCTTTTACATCGAGTAAAATCCCCTCGAAATCCAGCGTTTCGATAATTTGCGGCTGCGGCAGCTGCGATAAATCAACCGTTGCCATTGCTGTCGCCCCTGAGTGTGATGGTGGTGGCCTGCTGTTCCATGGTTTCCGTCAGCATGCCTGACATATTCGCTGTTACCGCGCCGCTCGCAGAGAAAGCCACATCCACGGTGCTCAGCGCTATTCGTGGCTCCCACGTTGCCAGCGCGATGACAATCGCGCTCATCAGCTGCATGCGGGTAACGTTGTTCTGCGGGTTATCGATAAGATCCTGAACCAGCGAACCATAGTTACGGCGCATCAGCCTGGAGCCAATCGGGGTGCGGAGGATATCGCTCACCGACTGCCAGACATGATCGGCATCCGTAAGCGTTCCTGTCCCGTCCGGGTTCATGCCCGTATAGCGCGCTGTCATTGCGTGCCCTCCGTCCAGCTCCCGCCACGCTGCACACTGCCGTGCGAATGGTTGTCCACCTGCACGCCGTTTGATATGAACGTCCCGTTGCCGTGAGTGAAGTTCCCCTCCAGATTCCCCCCTTCAGAAACAGTGAACGTCCGGGTTTTCAGCAGATTGGTACATTCAACAACTGGCGTATCCAGAGTGACGCTGACAGCCGCTTCCAGCCTGGCGGTTTTGATTCCGGAGACGGTCAGCGCCCCGGCGCTGGCGTCGTAATGAAACCGTGCGCCGTCCGGTGCGGTCATGACCATCTCGAGTGCTGATGCACCCGGCGCCGGGTTGTCGTTGCTGTACAGGCTCCCGCCAATAATGGCGGTTTCGGGGTTTCCGCCCATGCACAGCAGCCAGACCTGTTCACCCACAGCAGGGGGAAGCCATACACTGAATGCGCCCGCGCGCTGCGCATTCCAGCGAAGCCAGGTGGTGGTAAGTCCGCCGCTTTCCACGCGCACGCGCCACCGGCTCACATCGATCTCAGTTACCGTGCCGGTACGGACAACGTTTTCCAGCAGACGGATCAATTCAGCGGCATCCACTATTGCACCTCCAGCGAATCAATGACCTGACGGGCGATCGCCATGCGGTCAGCTTTGCTCAGCCCCAGCAACTGGCGGCGTGGATAGGTTGCCACCGCACCGCTTTTGTTCACTTTGTCGCGCAGGCCGTACTGGTGCACGCGGGCAATCCTTGCGGCCACCCCGGAAAAGCCAACGGTCGCGCTGTCAGCGTCAGCGCGCGCTTTCAGAAACCGTGCCGTTCGCAGACGGCGAAACATCGGATCGGGCTTCGTGGTATCACGGCGAACTTCCGTAAAACTGACATCGAGATAGCGCTCAATGTCTGCCCGATAGAAAGTACGCACCGCACCACGCTCTTCATCAAATCCCGTCAGCATACGGCCACGACTCCCCCGGCTGGCCTGCCAGTTTTTCAGGCGCCGGGTTTCACCATTCCAGATAAAACTGATGCCAGCCTGTGAGCGCAAAACGCGTCGGCGGCGCTTCTCAAACTTGCTGCCGTCCGGGGCTTCCTGCCGCCCGATGCGCTGGCTCTGACTGCGGCGAAGGGTGGTGGCAATATTTCTGGCCGTGCGCAACCGGCCCGCCGGAGCCATCCCGGCCAGGATGGTGGCAAACACATCATCAAGCTGCTGAAACAGCGCGGTATCATCCCTCATGGCACGACCTCACCGGCATCCGGATCGAGGAAAACGGCATCCCACTCACCATGGCAAAATCGCGGGCGGTCTTCCGGCAGATGTGTCGCCACGGCAACACCGCTCTCATTACTGACCATGACGCGCTCCCATACCGGGAGCGTAAACAGGATATCGGCTGTGTCATCGCTCAGTATGTCGGCCTCAAATTCAATTTTTCTGTTGCTGTCAGGGTTCAGAAGCAAATCGGGTTGATGCTTCCAGACCCAGGCCAGCAGGGGGAGCATGAGATCATCGACATGACCGGGAAACTCCATCGCCAGCACTTTGATTTCGTAGCGGTACATAAACGAGCTTTCACCGGTTGCCTGAATTTCAATACTGCCTTTCTCCGTCCAGACCGTGATTTGCTCTGGTCTGGCTCTGCACCACTCATTACCGGCAATCAGCGCCCCGCGCAGCAGTTCTGTTTTTTTCATGGTTTTGCTCCTGTAAATCCGGTTTGCGTACTCTGCTGCGCCCGCTGCTGTTCTATCTCGCGAATGCCCGCCAGCTGATTATTTGCCGTTTCGACAGCCGCCAGCAGTGGCTGGATCCACAACACGGCCTGGCAATAGGTCAGCGTGTCGGTGGCAGCGGTGCGATCACTGGCTGTGTCAGACCCGGAGGGATCGGCACCGAGGGCGCTGGCACGTAAACGGTTTGCGTACCCGAGCAACCCGCGAGCAACACTGACAGGCACAGCAAAATCACAGGTTTTTTCATGGCGGAGGATCTCCCGGTATTCGATTACGGCTTCATCCGAGCTGGCACTGGTGAGCGCATTGGCATGTGCGGCATTCGCTGCTGTCTGATTGAAGCGGTTGATATTGAAAACCTGAGTCGCAATTGCCTCGCGCTGTAGTGCGTTATCAGACGCCAGCACACGCTTATCGCTTTCCGCTGCGCTCAGGTCTGCTCTGGTGGAAACCAGCCACACTGCGAGCGCGGCGATAATTGCCAATGCTGTTGCGCCTGCAATGACCGTAATGCGGTTCATTTCTGGCCCCACAGACACACCTCGCGCTCAACTTCGCGACGATTCATCAGCCCTTTCCACTTTTTGCCGCCAGCGTAAATCCACTGACGCAGTCCGTCACAGGCGGCCCTGTAATTACCGGTATTAAGCTGACGCAACAACGCGGAGCGCTCAAACGCTGTAACACCGACGTTGTAACTGAACGTGATAAGCGCTGCTTTCTGGTACTCGCTGGCGGGCACCTTAACGGAGCGATCCACAGACTGCGCGAAAGGCACAAGGTCTTTTTGCAGAAGTGCACGGCATTCGGTTTCGGTGTATTTTTTACCCGGAATAATGTCCCTGCCTGTATGCCCGTAACAGACCGTAAGCACACCCGCGACATCGTGGTAAGGCGTGTACCGGACACCCTCAAGGTCGGGGATCATCACCCCTGCGATGGTAATTGCGCTGGCGCCAGCCATGCCTGCCAGCCTGTTTTTTAATGAAGGAGACATCGCCATTATTCACCTACCTTTTCCAGCGCCTTGACCGCCACCTGCACTGCCGCCGGGCGCTCATGTGAGGGCTTATCTTTCACCTCGTTGAGGTAGCCACTCAGCATCTGCGTACGCTTTTCATCTTCCTTACGGCGACGGCGCGCATCCAGCCTCCCGCTTACATAAGAGGCCAGGGAAATAATCAGCCCTGCTGCACCAAAGAACATGTACACCAGATCCTGTGTGGTAAATCCTATAGCTGCCGCCAGCGCGGCAATCCACGCAAAGATCTGCGTGAAGATATTCCCGGAATCATTCATTTTCATGCGCTCCTGCCTCGCTACGTGCGTAAGCCGACCGATTGATTAACTCCATAGCTGTACGGTCTCCGTGGCTGCCGGTTCGCTGACTTCGGGTAATTCCACCTCCTGACCGGCAGTCAGAAAAAGCTGGCCGGAAATGCCCTTATTGGCCGACACCACTGCCTCGGTCACGCTGCGTGTCAGACCGTAATGCCGCTGACACAGCAAATCCACGGTATCCCCCTGCAAGGCCCTGACCTTCATCAGAAAGCCTCCGTGAAATTGCGTGTGGCGCCACGGATATCCGCAATGGCCCAGCGCACATCGCGCCAGAGATCCTGCGCCTGAGTGGAGAGGGCAACGGCGCGTTTTTCACCGGCATCGCCGGTGGTATCAACATCGCGAAAAGTCTCAAGCAGAAGGGCGCGGGCGCAGCTGAATACCGCGCGGCGGTAGCGATGGATTTTCACGCTCTGCCCGTCAACCTGCATGGCCGGGACTGCGACCAGCGAGGCATAACCCGCAGCAATCTGTTCTGTCTGCCATGACGCCAGCTGCTCTGATACGTGGATCACCGCTTCCGTCACCACATGTTTGAGACGGGTGGTGGTCACGGCACCATTGATACGCATTTCAAGGCGTACATCACTCAGGGCGATTTCCGGCCAGAACGAACCGGCAGTGACTTTTTCGCCACCATCATTGACGTCCGGCACATCTTCCGCAGAAGGTGTGACGGCGCGACCCGCTACAAAGCTCATCGTGTAGTCTCCTGAAAAGGTGGCGGTGAGCGGATGGAAAAAAGTAAACGCCAGGCGCTACAGATTTCCGCCCGCGCCGCCAGCGCACGGGGCGCAAGTCGGTTATTTCGTCTTCTCTGTCGGCGCTTTCCGTTTTCGGGTTTGTCCGCCTGACTTCGCCCCGGAACGCGCTTTTGCACTTGTGTTGCGCCGGGTTCGGGTTGTAGTTTTTTCGGCGACAGTGGCAGGTTGTTCTGCGATGCCGTCCGCTGCTGCGGAAGCTGGCTCCGCACCACCTGAACCTGTGTCAGTTGCGGCACTGGCATTACCCGTGTCATCTGTTGCGCCGTCAACGGAACCGGCTGTTGCGCTGGCTTTTTTAACCACACGCGCCAGGCGGTCGATCTCTTTTTTCACCCCGGCCCCGGCATCAAGCGTCAGCGCCTTACGCAGCAGGGAAAGGGCGGTTTCCTGCTCTTCGGCTGTGCCGCTTCGCAGTGCAAACGCCCTGGCTTTGCAGAGCTTGGCGCGAACCACATCCGGCATATCGCTGTTTGCGGTGATCTCTTCGATGTCATCGAGCACCGCCAGATAAGGCGTTATGTCGGTGCTGTCATCGGCCTTGACCTGCACCAGAATGGGATCGCAAATTTCGTCAACCAGTACGGTGGCAGGCGTGCGGTTAAACCGGTCTGGCATCAGCAGGTTGTGGGAGACGACATAGCGCCCGATACGCACGGCCAGTGCGTAATCGCCCGCGTCCACCGCCCATACCATCAGCGTGGTGATCACTTCATCCTGCCGTCCGCTGCCGCCTGCCAGTGTCCCCTCGATCCAGCCCTCATAATTGGGAAGTAACTGGCGCTTCATGGCGGCTTTTGCCTGGTCGGACTGCACTTTGCGCAATGCACTCTGATCCATGCGCAGCCGGTGCAGGATTTGCTCATGCGCGGTGCGCGCGGTGTCGGTCTGCTCGTCTGTTTTGCCATGGCGTTCAGCCATGACCTTCTGAAAATGTTTTTGTGCCGGTGTCAGCATGGTTCTGTCCCCGAGTGAAGCGGGCCGCAAAGCGCAGCCCGCCCGGTGTTACGCGCCGCCCTCAGCCGCTTCGGCGAAGGTGATCCCGTCGATAAACGCCACTGCGCCATAATCTTCAACAATGAAATCGTCATTGGATGACTGGTAAGTTGCGACGCGGTTGTACTCCGGCTCTTCCTTGATAGTCCGGCGCAGGGAGCCGCGCTGGAAGTAGAGCGACAGGTTTTTGAACGGCGTGATGAGGATGCCGTTGCCGGGGAAGTAGGGCGCGATGAAGGTCGGCATATTCCCCACGCGCTCCTGCGACACAATGAGCTGCCCCGCCAGCATTTCCGTATTGGGATTGGCCTGGCTCATGGCATTGATGGTCGGGAAATTACTGGTCGTCAGCAGGTCGCCAGCGAGGATCACCACGTTGTCAGGGTTGCGCTTGTGCCACTCATCCATAAGGCTGTTTTTGGCGTCGTATACCGCTGCCGTCAGGTTGCCGTATGTCCCGGCGGCGACAATTTTGTTGTCCTGATCGCGGGAAGTGACTGTCACGCCCGTGATACGGCGATGCGGGGCTTCATTGCGGATTTTCTGCAACCAGCCGATGCCACAATCCTGCAACAGCGGATTCGCTGCGCGATCAGAAGGATCGGAATAGCCTGCCCCGTTGAAACCGATCATGATTCGGTCAAGTGACATCTGACGGGCCATTGCACTGCTGATCAGCGGCTGAAAGTTTGGCTGATGCGCCCAGGCATCAAGCTGTGCGTACGAGATACCGTAGTCGTAGTTGGTCTTGCGGCAGAGGTAGCCGTAAGGATCCATGTTGTCACTGGATGCCGGGTTGCGGCGCGTGGTGGTGCTGTTGTTCACCCCGGCCAGCGGCCCTTTGCTGCCGATCAGGATTTTCTGGCCGATCTGCTCATCAACGCCGAACACGTTAATTTGTTTCAGAAAGGCGTCACTTTCCTGCGCGGCGGCTTCAAGGCGCTGTTGCGCAGTCGGATCAACGCTGAACTGTGCCGAAACGGCGGCGGCTGTCACGCCGTTAAGCTGCGCCTGCCGTGCCACATACTGATCGAACAGTTGACGGGTATTATTTCTCATCTCTTTCTCTCTCGTTGCTGATATCAGTAGTCAGCCAGCTGCGCGTTATCACCACCGCTGGCAGGCGGGCGGCGGCTGAAGTTGCCGTCCGTGGTTTCAAGTTTCTGGCGCAGTGCAGCCAGATCGGTTGTCAGCTGCTGAATGGCGGCTTTGTCCTGTGCGCGGCCCTGCTCAACGCTGCTGAACTGCTCACTGAGTTCAACCTGTGACTGCGCCACGGCCTCAACAGCCTGATGCACCTGGCTGAATCGCTCATCGTCGGTCTTCTGACCTTTGCCAAGGATGCCCATGACACGGGAAAACCACTGTTTGCTCTCATCGCTGCGCTGGCCGGAAAGCTCGATCACTTCCGCCTCAATGGCTTCGGTGATCATCGGCGGTTCTGCCTGCTGATTGTTGAATGCCATCACCTGCGCACGCTGCTGAGCAGCAAATTTCAGGCGTTCAGTGCCAAGGCTGGCGGGCGTGTCTGTCATCGCGAGGCCCATCACATAGGCCTTGCCGTTGAGCGCAAACTGCGGGTGCAGTTCAATGCTGGAATAAACCTTTTGCCCTTTGTCGGTCATTTGCTTCATACGGTCGGACGCTTCAATCTCCGCATAGAGCGCGGTGCGCCCGGCCAGCGGCCCGGTGGTAATATCCTCGGCGCTTAATGCGGTCACATCGCCCATCGCCCCGAAATCACTGCCCGGATAAGGCGAGAGGTAATGCTCAATGTTGACGCGCGCCCCGTACACTTCCGGGTTGTAATTCGCTGCTGCGTCGTGGAGATGTTCCGGCTTAATTTCACGGCCATCGACGGTGGCCCCGGAGACAGCAACACGGAATTTTTTGCGGGTTTTCGTTGTGCCAGCCATGTTCGTTTGCTCGTTGTGAGTGAGTTCAGCGAAATGATGGCAGGGGCGGCATTGCCGCCTCAACGCGTTGTTGTTGTAGGGGAAACACAACAACCAGAGGTGCGGGAAAGCATCCGCGCGCGCGGGTTAATCTCCCCGGCATACAGCGAGGAGAAGCGAATGTCGGTTGAGGAAGCGTTTATCAGGCAGCGGGCAAGACAACTCTACTGGCAGGGTTACCCGCCAGCAGAAATTTCACGCCTGATGGGGATCAATCAGAACACAGTCTATGCCTGGAAAAAGCGTGACGAGTGGGACGACACGCCGCCCATCCGGCGTGTCACCACATCCATTGATGCGCGTCTGATTCAGCTGACCGGCAAGGATAAAAAGACCGGCGGTGACTTCAAGGAAATCGACCTGCTGACCCGACAGCTTAAAAAGCTGGATAACGGCACCCCGGCCACGCAGCCGAAAAAGAAGCTGCGCAAGAAACAAAATGCTTTCTCGGAATCGCAGATTGCGGCACTGCGGGAAAACATTCTTGGCTCGCTGCACTGGCACCAGCGCGGCTGGTTCGACAATCACCACCACCGCAACCGCGCCATACTGAAATCCCGCCAGGTGGGCGCCACCTGGTATTTTGCGCGCGAAGCGTTGTTGCGTGCGCTGTCTGACGATGTGAAATACAAACATCAGCGCAACCAGATATTCCTTTCCGCCAGTCGCCGTCAGGCGTATCAGTTCCGCAGTTTTATTCGTTCTGCCGCTGAGGAAGTGGACGTAGAACTGAAGGGCGGTGACATGATCCAGCTGGCGAACGGCGCAGAGCTGCATTTTCTTGGCACCTCAGCCGCAACAGCGCAGTCATACACCGGCAATCTCTATTTTGATGAGTTTTTCTGGGTGGGGCAGTTTGCCAACCTGAAGAAAGTGGCCGGGGCAATGGCAACCCTGAAAGGGCTGACACGCACCTATTTTTCCACACCGTCAGCAGAAAGCCACGAAGCCTATCCGTTCTGGAGTGGTGAAGCGTTTAACAAAGGCCGCAGCCATGGCAAACGGATTGAGTTTGACACCAGCTGGAAAACACTCAACAGCGGCCTGATGTGTCCGGATAACATCTGGCGCCAGATTGTCACCCTTCAGGACGCCATCGATCACGGGTGGGATCTCACTGACATTGAGGAAATTCAGCAGGAGAACAGCCCGGAGGAATACGACAACCTGTATGGCTGCGTGTTCATCAAAAACGGCGAAACCGCTTTCGATTACAACCAGTTGCTGAGTTGTGGTGTTGATGGGTTTGACGACTGGACCGACTGGAAACCGTACGCCATGCGCCCGATGGCAGATCGCGCGGTGTGGATTGGCTATGACCCCAATGGCGCCAGCGGCAAAGGTGACAGCGGGGCAATATCGGTTAATGCGGCGCCGCTGGTTCCCGGCGCCAAGTTTCGTACCATCGAAACCCAGCGCATACGCGGCATGGAATTCGAAGCGCAGGCGCAACTGATCATCAACATGCTGACCCGCTACAACGTCCAGCACATTGGCATTGATGGCAGCGGCATCGGCGAGGCGGTTTATCAGCTCGTGAAGAAGAAATTTCCGGCGGCAGTGTGCTACCAGTTTTCGCCCGCCAGCAAGCGCATGCTGGTACTGAAAATGCTGCAAATGATCCGCGCCGGTCGCTGGGAGTATGACCGGGGAGAGTATGACCTGATCACCGCGTTCAGCGCGGTGCGAAAAGTGGTCACACCAGGTGGTGTGATCACGTATGACACTGACCGCGCCCGTGGCGTCAGTCACGGTGACTTAGCCTGGGCGACCATGCTTGCCACTATCAACGAACCGCTGGGCGCTGACGGCGGCAATACCATGACCGTTATGGAGTACTGACTTTGATCCCAAAAAAATATCCCGGCGCGCGGCAGCATTCCGGGGAACAGACAGACCTGGTTTCTGCACTGAAAACCCAGCCGGGACTGAGTTCTTTCACCTTTGACGGGCCATGGCCGGTCACGTCATCTTATGACCTGCTGGACAGTATGTATTGCGCCAACAATGGCCGCTATTACGAAACACCGATCAGCTGGTACGGGCTGGCGCGGCAGTTTGGTTATGCAAGCTGGCACCAGTCCGCGCTGATGTTTAAACGCAACGTGCTGGCCGGGTGTTTTATCCCGCACCGGTTGCTGTCCCGTCAGGTGTTCTCTGCCTTTGCGCTTGACTGGTTTGTGTTCGGTAACGCCTACCTTGAGCTGCGATCAAATATGCTTGGCGGCCCGCTGGGGCTGCGCCATTCACTCGCCAAATACACCCGGAGGGGTTCCGATCTCGATACCTACTGGTTTATTCAGGCGGGCCTGGATGATCACCAGTTCAGGACTGGCTCTGTGTGCCACGTCATCAATCCGGATATTCACCAGGATATCTACGGTATGCCGGAGTATTTTGCGGGCCTGCTGTCGGCCAACCTGTCGCACTCGGCTGACAAGTTCCGCAAGCTTTACTATGACAACGGCAGCCATGCAGGTTGCATTGTTTACGTGAACAGCGCCATTGCCGATCAGGAAAGCCTCGACAAACTCAAGAAAACGCTGACGGATACGCGGCGTGGTGGGGCATTCAAAAACATTCTGCTGCATGCGCCTGGCGGCGGGAAAGACTCGGTTCAGATCCTGCCGTTCAGCCAGATATCGGCGAAGGATGAGTTTATCGGTGTGAAGTCGGCAACACGCGATGACATTCTGGCCGCGCATCGCGTACCGCCGCAACTGATGGGCGCCATCCCGGAGGGGAATGGCTCATTCGGCGATGTGGAAAAAGCCGCCAGGGTGTTTGCCATCAATGAGCTGACGCCGGTGATGGAAGCCATGAAACACGTTAACGACTGGCTGGGCGAGGAGGTGATCCGCTTCAACCCCTATGCACTCCTCTCCGACAGCGCCTGAATATCCTGCAGACACCATCGGGAGTGATGGTGTTTTGTCTGCACTCCCGAAAATCCTTCTGATTTTTTCACCTTCCGGCACTGCCCGCCGCCTGTCGGGCATCGTTTTCCGTACCCCTCACCAGACGCGCTGTAAGCCGCTCTGAGGCGGCATTTTCCCACCTGCTCCCGCGCGGCCGGAGCGAGCGCGCGGCAATACAGCGCGGCTCAGGCCGCGATTCCGGAGGTATACGACCCCCTGCCTGCCCCCCCAAAGCGCGCGCTTGCTCCCCCGCCTCGCCTGCGCGCTAAACGGGCCTCTTTTTGTGCACTTTTGCAACCCTGCCTGATTCGCAGCAGACTTGGCGAGATAATGGATTAATAGCATCAAAAAAATTGTGCAAAAATGTGCAAGATTGTTCAGGCAGAAGATAATACAGGAAAGCAGGAAAAGCCGCTTTGAATCGCAGCTTTTCCGTTAGGGCTAGTTAATGGCAGCGACATCACACTGCTGGCGGTGTCTCACGGGCGATTGCAGAAAGTATCTGGGCTAAACCAAGGTCTTTATCAGCATTCTGAACCTCCATACTCATCCCTTTTCTACCGGTATGTACGTTGCATATGAAGTTAGTTTTTGTGTCCCGATATACGGTCTTATAATCGAAGACTTCTCCGCTGATATTTAATTTTTCAAAGCACTGGCGAATCTTGGTCGCATGAAAAGGAGTAATAGGGAAAACCATTTTAATTCCTTACAAATTAGTCATATTTGCTCAAGGCGGCAGGGGATATATCTAGTAGTTTTGCAATGTCAGTTTTATTCATTTTTGCATTGCGTAATATGTAAATTAAATTTTTACCATCATCACTAATGCGTCCACCAGGAGTTTTGGCGATGTTTATGATACTTTCAAGAACCTCAACCTTTGCTTCTAGGCTGGCTATTTGTTTTTGAATTGGGCTTATTGCCATGTTGTTTCTCTCTTGTTGATGCTTTGATAACTTTTAAATTTATAGGTTAAGTTTAAAAGTTTGTTGTGTTTTGCTTAACTTACAAGTGGTTGGTGAAAAGGGCATTGATTTAAATCAATTTTCGTGTATTTCTTTTGTGCGCTTTTGAAACTTAGCTGAAGTCGCTTCAGAGCTGGCGCGGAAGGGGATTACTAGAATCAAAAGGAGTGTGCAAAATTGTGCAGCAAGTAAATCAATAAAAAAGGGCTTTGATAGCCCTTATTTTTTTACCTTCCCCACTCCCGATCGGGAAGTCGATCTTTGAAGGCAAGGTAATCGTAAAACTCACGTGTATGGGAAAAAATACATTCGCACATTGCAGCGCCAGAGTTTGAAAGAGCCAGCTTCAACATGCCGTCAGGTTTAGGATTGCTAACCAAATTTTCATAAACTTGAGCCTGATCTGTACCGTGGACACATAACAAAAGCGACGACTCAAATGTAACAACTGCATCCAATAAACGCTGATGAACCACGGCAAGGGCTGGTTGGTTTGCAACAATAGCAGTCAAACAGCGCCGATCACCTGTCATGAAGATAGCTTCCGGGTTCTCTATGCATGAGGCAAGCAATAGCTGTTCGCCTACATCAATTCCGGACACACCCCCCAAAAGCTCAATAAGTTGGGAGTCATGGACTTCCGGGATATCCTGTACAGATTCGATGAAAGCTCCCACCTGCTCGAAAATAACTTGGCTACCACATTTCCGGATTGCTTTATCGGGGTTTTTCGGCAGAAGCTGAAAACGAGCAGCAGGGTTAATGAAGATTTGTTCGGGGGGCTGATTAAAAACCACTGGTAGTTGTGATAAAAGATTGCACTGGGCCAGCTTCAAAATGACATCATTGTCAGAAAGAACAATCACTTATTACTCCCCGATTAGATTTTCTAAAACCTTAAGATCATCTTCGTGGATATTTTCTAAATCCATCCCGCTTTTCATCATGGCCCTCACAAAATCCTGATCTGAGTCTTCACCAGCACAGAGCGATTTGACCGCGTTAACGGCAGCGCCCCAGCAGTTCTGCGCGAAACCATAGTTTAAAGCGATGTGAGTAGGGTCAATGTGATTGGCACTACCATATTTTTGAGCAGCCAGAGCCAGACGAGGCCCATTCAACCGGCCAGCAGTGGGAACGATACGCAAAGATTTCTGCCCCGAAATGACTTGAAACGCAAATTCGTTGGCTTCTTTCTCTACGTTGTCAGTCGAAGCATTCTCAATTTTCGCATCAACATGACATTGCCCGTTTTCTGCGTTCAAATGCCCTCTGGCGATATGGCCTAGCTCATGCGCAAGATCAAACAGCATATAGCCATACTTCTGAGGCTGAGTAAGAACGATCACCGGTCGCCCGTGGCTCATTAATGCAAGTCCAGCCATTTTCTTAGCAGCTTGCGGGAAAGATTTTAGATAAACAACAGGAATACCAATTGAATGGCAATACGATACCAAGCTATCGAGCGATACCCATGATTCCTTAGTAAGGATTTGGGTTCTTATCGCCAAAGGATCCAACACGACACTGGCATCGTAAGGTGTTTTGAAATTAGATGCGACAATGCCCGCTGCAGTATAGGCAACAGCAGTCGCAATATCTAAATCGTTCTCGGCAACATTTTGGCGATGTTTATATTTATGGTTGCCACCAAAATTAAAGCATACCCCTTCGCTACCATCTTTCAGGCTATCCGGGAGAATGCTAAACATACGCGCAAGGTGCAGGCACGCATACTGGCGCCCTGAGGGGGTTTCAGCAAGTTTCTCATCCCACCAATCAGGTAACAATCTGCGGATGTATGAGAGATTAAACCCGGCTTGGCCGAATTTAGAATAAATTTGACTCATCTGATTATGGTTCGTCATAAGAGCCTCCTAACTGCGTGTGTAAGCGAAATGCCATTTATTATTAACTTAGTTATGACACAAAAACGCGCACACTATAAGCAGAAAACGGCGAAAGTCATAACTATTTTGGTTGTGCGAAAAGTGAGTAATTGCTTCTTAGAGCGGCTTATATCGGCTTAGTTCCGCGAAATGCAGCTTTCATCCTGTGCACAAGGTCACTTGTTTTTTGCTTCGCCGCCATCACCTGCGACGACAGCTTATTCAGCCCGGAAGCGGCGCGGTTGCCGGATATCAGATGCCCGTCCCGTACGATCATAACGAGATCACCGCATGCCACTGACGCACCGGCCATCATCGATCTGACCATTCCGGCGCTTGCATCAATCCCGCGCAGCGCCAACAATTCCCTGATTTGCAGCTCTTTAACTGATAGCCCGGCCTCTTCTTCCCGTTCCGGTGGCCGCTTTTTACGCTTACTCCGCACTTCATTACTAAGCCGCTGCGCCAGCTCCCTCTTTTCTTGGCGGGAAAGTGACTCAAAATTCACCGTCTCGCCCACTTCGTGATCGGCATGTTCAACATCGTCAGTACCTGCCGCTGGATCCCGCGTACAGTTATTGACAGAACTCCGAGGGGCGGCGTTGCCGCCTGAAAAACCAACGTCAACGGCCACACCGTCAGTGCTCAGGCGCTTCGGCACGATTTTGTATTGAGTGGTGCGGGTGAAGATCAAAGAGTCATTGCCCGTAATCGGGCAGTAGATACCGGTGATTCGCTGGACGTTATCGCCGTAAGCGTTGCCGTTTTCGGTGGTTTCATAATTCAGACGGATGCGCAGCTTATCGCGCTCAACCAACGGGCCACCCTGGGCTAACACGTAGTTATCCCATTCACCACCGTTAGCAGCCTGCCGGGCGGTTTCCAGTTCAGGGTGTAACACCAGTTCACGATCACCCAGGCGGCGAAGTTCGCGATATACCGTGACCGGCGCACCACCGATCTGCTGAAATTGGCGAATAGACCAGCGCGACGCCCACGCGCTGACGCGGAGTGACATTTCTTTCAGGTCTTCCCCAGTTTCGTCGTCCTTCTCACCATCCAGCGCGAAGCCGTCGATATTCTTCGAAATGTATTTCGCTATGTAGCCAGTTGCACTGCCATGGGCATCGTCGATCGGCACAACCTGAAAGCGGTTTTCCTGCGCTCCTTGTTCGTGTCCGTCTTCTTTCAGAGCATATTTACGGAAGATTTCGCGTGCCTGTTCGATGCGTTCAGGGCGCATGAAAAGGAGTAAATGCCAGTGCGGCGTTGCATCGTGGTGCGGTTCAACCACACGGAAGCCAAAGACACGGATCCCTTTTCTCTTCCACGCGGCGCGGGTTCTCGCCCAGACCTTGCAAAGATATTGCTGGGTTTCACGTGGTGACGCGCCACAGTATTTATTATTGCGGCGCCCGTTATGCTGCATGGAGTGATAACGGGAAGGGGCTGTCAGCGTGTAGAAGTCACCGGCCAGCCCTTCCAGCTTCGCCAGATCTTCAAATCCGCGCATTCTCGTCATGAGTTCGCGGCGACGGTTTGCCGGATTGGCAACACTACCGGCGACTTTATCGATCAAGGAAATGCGTTCGCCCGTGTCCTGGTCTTCCAGCTCCATAGCCTTAAGGTATTCACGGTTGGCCTTTTTCTGGGCCAGCCATTCCGTTAGGCAAGGGGCGCTACTATAGGGGGCGGATTTTTTCTGGACGTATCCCGCCGCGATCATCAAATGCTCACGCCAGCGGGCATGGATACGGCGCAGGCGGCTTAACCACCATTGCGGTGACTCAAGGCGAAGCACCGCGCGTAACGCGTCCTCCGCTTCCAGTTCTTCATTGCAATAGGCTGTCCAGCCGGGGACTGGTGTTTTCAGATGTACCGCCAGCGACGCAATACGGCCATAGCCAGAAAGCGCAGCAAGCTCAGGATCGCCGGTACGCGCCAACTGATGATCGGACTCGCGTATAAACTCGCTTGTGAAGATATCGGTAAGCGTATAAGCCAGTCTTTTTAACTCTTTTTTCCCTGCCCAGAGCATACGAAAAAGCTGCTCGCGGATTGGCAGCAGAATGCCTGGCATCACGCTATCAGGCTGGTAAAGACTGTTCACACTGTCAATACGCGTTAATACGTGGCGTTCAAAGGTATTTACCAGCCAGAGATCAGCCGCTTTGCGGTTTTTCGCGTCCAGCGCATCCAGCTTCGTAGCAAAGTGGCGGCGGACATACTGCGGAAGAGAAGCCAGACGGCGGCGCAACAACTTACTACGTTCCAGCTTTTCGTCCTCTTCGCACAGGTCGGCTATATCAATGTGCTTGCGGGTGCCGTCCGGTGTAAGGTAATCAAAGCCGCTAATGGAAATCGGCACATCACGACCAATAGCCTGGCGGGGTTTGTTCCACTCATAGGCGTACCGGGTAGCATCATCAGAGCTACCCGGAAACGGAGGCGGTGGAGAGGGGGCGCGACGGCCACGGGCTTCCGCGGTCATTCGCAAACTCCGGCATAAATGCTGCTACAAACTGCCATGTCATTAGCGGAAGCGAGTAAATCAAACTGACTTCCTCCGCGTGTTGTAAGCGCCCAGTCACGATAACTTTCTATTCCGTAGGCTTCGACCGTGATGACATCAATTCTTCTTTCGGCACGTTTGGGGTCATGTGTGGAGGGGAAAAATGTGGAATTTCCACGGCGTGAACACGCCGCTACAAGTCGTTCCCATGAGGCCACACGCTTAACTTCCTCCGGCCAGCGCTGAAAGATTTCCGCCAGCTCAGATTTTCGTGCATGGATACAGGGCATGCAGCCGACACGAGAACAACCTTGCTGATAGAGGGGATTGGGTTTTATTCCATGGCGCTTCGCAATTGCGAATACATCTTCATGCAACCAGCTTAGGATCGGGCGAAATACATGCAGGCCCGGCGTGTTATCTGCATCTTCCTCCCAGACGGGTAAACCGGCCCGCGCCGCTGATTCCTGCGCGCGAACACCCTGCCAGCTAATTACCTCGTCGAATTCCTCCAGCGCAGGCAATACCACCTGAGTACGTACAGGTTCATGTTTGAGATCAAAGGTACAAAAACGGGCTTTAGCGGAAGGAAAACGGCCTTTCCACATGCACAGATCCAGAAAAGGAACGCCAGTCGGGTGCAGGATTTCCAGCGCCATTGCAACACGTTCCGACGCCTCATCGGCAGACATACCGCATTCTTCAACCAGTGAGACAGGCCAGCGCTCTGCGATGAACCTGCGTTTTCCCTCAATCCGCTGAGTGAAATCGGCCTTTACACGCCTTATTACCCCTAACTTTTGTTCCAGATAATCCAGGTATTCCATCGTCTGTGGATGTTCATGCCCGGTATCAGCAAAAACTTTTACAGGTGATAAGCCATGCTCAACGGCGTACAGGCATTGGGCCAGGCTGTCCTTACCTCCTGACATGGAGATGATGTTGATGGTGTTTTTGGCGAAACATATTTCCGGGATGGGGTGCTTATTTGGCATGAATCCTCCCGGCATCTGAACCATTGAAGCCATTGGCCGGATCGAAACCAATCCACGAGGTATATGGTCTGCTGTTCGAAACGGCGATCACTTCAGGGGCTTTTTTCCCATTGCCAGCAGCAACACCAATACTCCGCGATGCGCGTATGCGATGGATGGTGAACGCGCGATACAGTGAGGAAACCAGCATTGTGTCGGCGTTGGATGCGATAACCGGAAAACCTTCCTCCGCTAGCTGCGTTAGCACGGATGCCAGGCAATACTGATCGTCCTCACTAAAACCTTTGGTGTGATACGCAGAAAACACGCCGTCATACGGTGGATCGCAGTAAACAACATCACCGGCCTGCACCATGCTCAACGTTTCTTCAAACCCCGCACAGATGAAGGTTGCGCGTGTGGCTTTGTCAGCAAATGCACGTATCTCAGCTTCAGGGAAATAGGGGGCGCGGTAGTTGCCATATGGCACATTAAAACCGCCACTGCCGTTATAGCGGCACAGGCCACGGTAACAATGGCGATTCAGGTACAGAAAATAAGCCGCTCTGGTGCTGAGTGGCAGAGCAGCATCCTGATTAAATGTGTCCCTGATGTGGTAATAGTCGTCAGAGGTGGGGTAGCTTTCGAAAACGATCTGAGCCAGCTCAATGAATGCTTCGTAATCGCTGGCAATGGTGCGATAGAGATTAATCAGATCAGGATTGATATCTGCAACAAGATAGGCCGGATAGTCAGTTGCCATCATCACCGCACAGGAACCCGCGAAAGGTTCAACCAGGCGACGGCGGCCTGCGGGAAGATGCTCTAACAGGTCTGGCATAATGGCGGTTTTATTGCCCGCCCATTTGAGAATGGTGCTAATCATGATGCACCACCTTCTGACGATTTTGACGGTAAGCGGGCATCATCTGCATATTCCCATTTTCCGTCCGGAGAGACTAACGCCCCACCAGAAGTCCCATCCTGTGGGTTACGGTAAGCCGCAAGACCAATAGGGTGCAGGATCTCCCGGTTGATTCTTTCAAGCAGCCCCATGGCGCTGAGCTGGTTCCAGTCCAGCCATGAACAGCCACCAATTTTTTCGCGATCGGCTGGCTGTTTTGGAACTTGCTGAGTAACCAGTTCCTCCCAGCGAGTTACCGTTGGCGCAACAATAGTTATTCGTGTAAGTGAGCGGCGCTCGCGCAGTTCCAGTGCCATGGCGATTTCGTGAGTAGTTGGCTCAACCCCTTCAATTGAACCGGCAATAATTTCGTTGATAACGGCATCCGGCAAAGGTTTAACATTCAGTTTTGTGTTGTTCACAGTGCACCTCTGTAGTGTTTTGTTTTTAATTCGCTAAGGCTCTGGCAGGTCACGCACAGCTCTACCCCAGGTACGGCAATACGGCGTGCTTCCGGTATTGGCGCGCCGCAACAACCGCAGGTCAGGCGGGAAACGGAAGTTGGTTTGCTGCGGGCGTTCAGGATGTGGCGCTCCCGCTCCTCATGTTCGTACTGCTGCGCAATATCAATTTCGTCCGCCATCAGAGGATCTCCCCGATGGCATTGGCTACGTTGATCGCCTCTTGTCTCAGAAGCTCACTGGCTTCTTTGTAGCCGAGCTGGCGGCTGGTAATTCTTCCAGCCAGCGAATCCAGCCTCGCAGCCATGGCCTCCATGCGGGCGCGGCGCTCATCCATGCGGGCGGCAGTCAGCAGATCGTTCAGACCGGCATCATCGGGGCCGATTTTTGTTGTGCGGGTTTCGATATTTCGGCGTTGCATCTTTTAAGCTCCGTATGCAGACGATGAGGAATGGCGCTGCAATTCTTCAATGCAGTGCTGACGCAGGTTCTTAACGAAATCTTCAGCAATAGAACCGTGAGCGGATAATGTTATTTCGCCGTCGCGCTGGGTTTTTATTGTCAGCCCCTCGCTTTCTATAGCTGGCAAAATAATATGCAGAATGAAATTAAACTGATCTCGTCTCGTCATGATGTTTTCTCTTTTCAAAGATGAGTTAATCCGCCACCGTTTTTAATCGGTGGTGATAGCAGGAACGATTTTTTAAGACCGAATTACTTAACCAGTTTTTTAATTAATTCGACCAGTGCGGTAGCAAATCCTTTATTAATCTTTTGGACATAAACAAAAGGTTTATTCAGTCCTTTGATAAATTGAACTTTCGCCGGTTCGGGCTTAAAAAATCTCCCGTCCGGAGTTTCGAGCCATCCGCGCGAGTTCTTAAAGTGTGTGACCTGACAGCCATTGCGCAGGAGGCTTGCCAGTGTTGGGCCGTCATCGTGCATTGTTGCCCCCTTGCTTTAACATGCTGTCTACCGTTTGCATTGCTTCGGCCAACGCGAAATCGCGGCCAAAATAATTGCCGTCATTAGATATCACATACGTATTTGACATTGTTATGGGATTACGCGGGCACTTTTGAATAGTGAACCCGCGATATACATAACTATGTCGGCTGAGTTGAATTAATTGGCTCATTAACGTGTCCGCTTATTATTCGTTATTAATAATCAGACTCGCCCGGATTGAGTGGCGCGACTATTCCTTTTCAATACAGTGTGCTTATTACCTGTGGTGCGCCGGTAACTTGCCTTATCGCGCATTAATCTGTCGATATAGTGTTTTTCTTCCGGGGTAACCAGGGCGCGACAGTGAGCGACGGCCTCCCAATATTCCTGAAGCATAATAAAACGCTTCGGGCGCTTAGAGCCTGGCATACCTTCGCGGTGCACAGGTAACTGAGCGCGATCCATCAGATTGCGAACCGATTTGAGTGTGCGTCCTGTGAGGTAGGCAAACTCAACAGGTGTTACAAAAATCTGTTTCTGTAACTCTTCGGTGTTCATATCGCGGATGCTTTCTGCTTGCGAAGCGGACATTTTGCACGTCCGAGCCACGCGTGCCGGGTCTAACGGAAATTGTCTGCTCACGTCTGGAATTAAATTATCTTGCATATCAAACCCCATGTTTTCGTTAAGAATTTTTCCGGGGTTTTTACCCATGCCCCGGCGCATGGTTCTGTGGTATTTTGTTTTTTGCCCATTTTGGTTCTGACCGGAATTAATGGGTTTTCAAAAATACAACAGAGGGAATTACTGATGACTCATGAAGAAAAAGTACTGTTCCTTTTTTCTCAGACTTGCACTGTGCTCAGCTCACAAAGCACACCTCAAAGTTCACCGCTAGGCGGCGCTGCGATACGCCTCTCTCCGGCAACATACCTAACGCGTAATTTCGATGAGGTTTACTCTGCTTTAGCGCAGAAGCTCAAAGAGAAACTGGATCAGCAGTAATCTCATTTAAGAGTTGCTGCTATTTCAAGTACTTTCCAAAAGTCAGAGCCAGAGAGTGCGTAATTAGACTCTTTGGCTTTTTTTTCAATAAAATCAACCAGCTCAACTGCTAAATCAACTTTCTGGCGCGGTGTCATCTGCAAACTTCCTTGCTCCCCACCTGAGATCTCACATTTATGTTGAGATCCGGTCTTTAATTCGTTTTCTCGTGTTTGTGCCATTTGGTAGACTCCTTTGTTAACGCTAGTTGAGGCTTATTAAGTCTGACTTTGCGTAATGTGTCATATGTTGTAGTTAAGCAATATATGACTTGATACGTATAAATATGACGAGAACTCATCATCATGTCAATCACGCAAGGCGAAAAACTGGGGCTTATCAGGGATTCTGAACGCCTATCAAAAAGGCAACTAACTGATTTGGTTGGCTTAAATTACTCAACTTATGTTGGTTATGAACTTGGCAGAACCAAGATGACTTTAGAGTCTGCCATCAAACTTTTTGGTCACCCTCGATTCCACAAATACCAAGACTGGTTTATGTATGACCGCACTGATCCCGACCGGGGCCAGATTGCTCCGGCTCTCGCACACTCTGGGCGAGAAAGAACGGAATCAGACCCCTCCGAGAAACAGACTGGCTAACAATTTATAAACATTACATTTTCACTATTTGTTACCAGGATAGTGATATGACCGTTGGAGAGATTTCTTATGTCGATTAAGAAACTTGAAGATGGTCGCTATGAAGTGGACGTAAGGCCTCGCGGGCGCGACGGAAAGCGCATTCGGAGGAAGTTTGAACGTAAGGCGGATGCTCATGCTTTTGAGCGAAGCATTATTGCGAAGTACCAGAACCATGATTATCTGAACCGGCCTGCGGATAAGAGGCGGCTTAGTGAGTTCATCTCGCTGTGGTGGCTGCTGATAGGGCGGAACAAGAGTTATGCAAACCGGCGTCTAAGCGCTGTAAATTGCATCTGCAAAGATATGGGGGATCCGATGATTTATCAGATTGATGCGCGATGCCTTATTGATTATCGCGCGTACAGACTGGAGCAGGGCATTAAGGCTTCAACCATAAACCATGACCTGTTTGCATTGAGTGGTGTTTTTAAATCAATGGCAGAGATAGACGAGTTTCATGGTGAAAACCCCGTATCAGCAATAGCTGCCCTGAAAGAGCCGAAAACAGAGATGTCATATCTCACTCAGTCTGAGGTCGATAATCTGCTTTCCATGACCAAAGGTGATTACTACCGTATCGCAGTTTTGTTGCTGGCGACCGGCGCGCGGTGGGGGGAAGCTCATCAACTTAAAGCTGAGAACATTGTTGGCAATAAGGTCGTGTTCACGCTCACGAAAAACGGGGAAAGGCGGGTTGTCCCTATTTCTGACGATATAGTGAAAATTGTCAGTGTCCGTGAATCAGGCAAGCTGTTCCGCGTGAGCTATTCCAGGTTCCGGCGGTTGATGAAGCTGGCAAAACCTAACCTGCCTGACGGACAGGCGGCACATGCGCTGCGGCATACCTTCGCCACTCATTTCATGATGAAGGGCGGGAACATCATCGCATTGCAAAGAATCTTAGGGCATTCGGATATTTCACAAACCATGACGTATGCGCATTTTGCACCTGACTATCTACAGGACGCAGTGAGCTACAATCCGCTTAGTGACGTGTCCACATTGTGTCCACACAATGGAGGCAATTCGGGGGTTTTGAAGGTTAGTTGA